TTGCACCAAAACTTGTTCCTGCTGTAAAATTAGCCATTTTATCTCCTAGTTGTTCCTGTTTTTAATCACATCCCAGGCCATGGAACACACAAGCCCAATGATGCCAGAGATCGCGAGCAACCTAGTCCGCAAATGCTCAAGCGCATTAACCTTATTAGCAAGGTCTCCGTAGTTTGCAAGTGACCTCTCGACCATAGCGTAAAGCTGGACCTGGCGCTCTTCCATCCTGGCCAGTCGAACTTCCAGGCTCCATACCTGATCCTCACTCATGGCTTAACTTTACCAGCGTCTTCGGCTGCGCCCATGTCGGAGTATCTTGGTAAAACATTGTTTTCCTGCTTGCGTGGTGAGCAGGAAGATACAATAAAACATAGAAGAATCATGCGAATCATGCGAATGGATAGCTTTTCCCAGCCCCAGCGTTGTATAGAGATGTAATTTCTGATGCCGACAATTCTTTACTCCAAATTCCAACTTCGTCTATATTTGCACTTTTCCCTATTAAGTAACTTCCATCGGCGTTGCCATTTAATGAAACATTTGCTGTTGGAATATTTGCATAATTTCCAGATGAAGAGATGGAGCCATCTAATGCTCCATCCACATAAACTTTAAGAGAACCAGTTCTTTTCCATGTGAAGGCTGTATGATGCCAATTTCCGTTATTTATGCTGGATGAACCTTCCGCTCTGTCATATTCTGGTACTCCACTCCAAAAAATAGTTCCATATATTCTTCCGTCTGCAAACATATCTAATCCAATTGCCGACCCGCCCCAATTATTTCCAGTAGCCTGATCAACTAAAAAAATTTCATCTTGTTGTGTTGTTTTTACCCAAACTGAAATGCTGTATTCATCTCTTGATCCATTAAGAAATGTCCCGCTTCTTGAGAAATATGTTAAATCATCTCCACTAAAACTTGCACTACCATTTATTTTCCCAGTCCCCAAAGATACTCCACCTGTTCCATTGGGTGCTGTAAGTGTTCTGGAATTTCCAGATGAATCAAGAAGTGAAACGCCACCGCTTCCATTATTATCAAATTTCCAGTAAGCCAGTAATCCAGTAAGCAGGGAGGACGGCGCAACTCCTCTACCAACTTTTTGTAGATTTTGTACTCCTAATCCCAGGGACAGTCTTGGCATATAATTAAAATGCAATCACCCGCCAAGGAATTGAACCTTTGGCGGTGTGTTTGCTTGAATCATTAACCAGCTATGTAGCCGATCACCTTGCCAGTTCCAGCCGTGTAGCTGTTAAACTCGCCGTAGATGATGTTGCCAGAACCAATCGTAATGCCTGTGAGAGTACCATCATATCTACCGCTAATTGCGCTGAATGTGGTATCTGAAAGCATTTGGATAGCCCAATAGCCAGCAGCAGCAGTCCCTTGTGTCCCTACGGAAAATCCGTATTGACCTTGGAATTTATCTAATGCGCGTGACATTAGCTGTGCAGGGCAATCCGATAGGACGTGCCGTTAAGAGTCACATTCAAGGAAGCAGGAGCCGTAGCAACGGTATTAACCGTACCACCACTCGAAGCTGCCGTAATTTCAAACACATTCGTTTGGTTTTGGGTATCAAAGCGCAAAGCTTTGCCCTTGGCCTTACGAGTACTGCGTACAAATTCATTAGCCATATTCTTAATCTCCTTTGCGGCTCCAGGCACGTTTCACTTGATCCGCGCTGAACTCGCTTTTAAATCTACTCCCAAGTTTTTGTTCTTGTTTGTAGTACCCCTTCATAACATTTGTTTTATTAGCTCCAAGCGGGTTGTCGAGGGGTTCGCCAACTCCAACCAGGGCTAAACGTTGTGGGACAGTAAACCGCTTCAGATGCTTCGGGACATTGTCCCTTTCAGCTACTGACTTCTCCAGTTCTACGATAGACTTTTTACGGGTATCGAGATACTGGTACACAGGCATATTAGCTGTAAGCCTCCTCGTCGGCCTTCTGAGCCAGCGCACGCATTTTGTCCTCTTCAGACATGTTGTCTTGTTGATTATTATCAGATTCGCCTTCCATCATAGCGTCATTAACTTTGATGTGAGCTACTCCGCCTTTAACCATATGTACAACACCGCTGAGTTCAACGTGATCACCTTCAGAAGGAGGAACAGCATCTCCGCCATCATTAACTTCAAGCATCGATACAGGCAACATAACCATGCCTTTCGGCATATTCATCTCGCCACCATTATTCATTCCTTCGTGCATAGCACCTCCGTTGTTAGGAGCTGGGGGGGTTTTATCCCCCCCAGCGTCCTTACGAGGACCCATAGCGATTACTAGGGTTCCCATTTAATTGTTTAGCTGTAGTTCGACTTCGCGAAGATCGCGCGGAAGAACGTAGTATCCAATTGTTTGGCAGCATAGAACGTCTTGAAAGACGCTACGACACGCTGTCCGTACGGATCGGATTTATCAGCAGCATCAAGGATCGTGACCTTCGGAGCGAAGGGCGAACCGTTAGCAACGATTGAGTTCAAGCTAGGAACACCGAAGGCGTTTCCGCCGAGCAGGATGTTTCCATAGACGGCATTGCCAGCAGTCGAGGCAGACGCCACACCAGCAGTAGCTGTGGCAAACGTCTGGACGTTGGTGCTGGAAACGACCTTACAGCCGAACAACGAACCGATTTCACCTTTGAAGATGGCATCAGGATTCGAGTAGCTCGAAACCTTCAACCAATCGTCATCCTGCTGAAGGTCACGAATGACCGCAGGGTGAGCGACCAAGACGTAAGAGTCCTTGATCTTAGGCGCGCGGTTGATGAACAATGCTGTCACTCCATCGAGCAAGTCGGTGGCAGTAATTGCGCTGTTAGCAACAGAGCTTGTAGCAAAGGTTGTGCCGTTCGTGCTATTCTGCGCGTAACGAGCATAAGACTTCGTGGCAACGTTGGTACCAGTCGAGGTGGAAGAATCCTGGATCAGCGCGCGGTGACACAGAGTGTCGGCGTGCAGAGCAGCATCTTCACCCAACTGCTTGGTGGCCTGGGCGAGGTGGTTGAACAATTCGGTGGCCAAGAGAACGTCGGTGAGGACGATCTGACTTCCGTACTGCTGAAGGGTCGCTTCAACAGTAGAAAGGGTCAACTGACGTTGATCCGATCCGTCACCAATGGTCGTGCCTTCAGATAGTGCAACGATGTTGGTAATCGCAGGATTGTCGAATTTAAAGAAGCGGACCGTTTTATTTCCGCCAGTTTTCGAAGGATACGCCACCTTCATTGCGAACTGCTCCATCTGGAGTAAGGGGAGCGCACGTTCCAAGAGCATCTTGGAGAAGTACGTCTGGAACTGTGAGGACACAGATCCGCCAGTAGTTACATAAGCCATGTTATTATTTTCCTTTTATAGCAACTAATCTGTTACGATCTATCGGCTTCTGCTGCCATTCGAAGCAGTTCACGACCTTGCTCCTCAGAGGAGAGTTCGTGAAAAGCTTTGACGCGAGCAGGGCCAGAAGGTTGACCGCTTGCAGGTGTCGTTGCCTTTCTTAGTTGAGTCAATTCTGACTCATACTTTGCAATCTTCTTTTCCAAGTCAGAGGCAGCGTCCGCCTTGAGCCTCATCTTCGCAAGACCAACAGCATCGCTGATTCCTGCTGGATAGTTTCGCAGGATGGCGTGCTGCTGAAGAAGTTCGGAGACAGCTTTGTAAAGAGTCGTCGAAGAGTCTTTAAGTTCTGGGTTTGTCTCAACCTCACGGAGGAGGTTTTGGTCCCAGGCACTCTTCAGATCGTTCTGAGTCTTTGCTTCGACCTCTTTGCGATCTTCCGTCTCAATCTCGCTGGCTTTGCTTTCAGCGAGTTTCGCAAGATCGTCACGGCCTTCATAACGGTAGCTTTTTGCTGCTTCCCGATAATCTTCCGCGCTAAACTTGCGAGAGCTTGTCTTTGCCTCTGCTGAAGGAGCTTCTTGACTAGGCTTTGCAGTCTTGGCCTGTTCAATCGCCTCCCTTTCAGCCTGGAGTCTTGCACGTTCCGCTTTGACATCGTCCCACTCTTTTGCGAGTCGAGACTGTGCCTTTTGGTACTTGCTTTGCTTCTTTTCGGAAGCTGACTCTGACTTGGGTTCATCAGATTGCGTTGTTAAAGAGCTTGTTGATGCAGTCTCGGCTTTAGGAGCCTTGTCTGCCACCTCATCAATCGATGAGGATTTAGTTTCGACAGTTTCGGGAGTCGCGGGTGTCTCCGAGTTATCTCCGCTGGCCTTGCTTTCAGTTTCAACCTTGGCTTCGGGTTTGGCTTGTTCGGGAGTACTGATTTCTTTACCCTCGTCAAACGCCTGCGCCATCGCCAACATATCCGCTTCAGTAAGGTTATTCGATTCCGCCATTTTGACCCTTTCTTTACACCGCGCTCAAGGGAGTCATTCTAAAACGCAGGTTAATTGACAGCAGGTTCATCGGCCCCATCCCTACTGTCGAGGATGGGCGAGTTTTGTTTGGGGCTGCATAACGACTCAATGGTCGCCACACAACCTCGAAATCCTTTAGCATATCCGCACGCCTCTGCAAGTGAATCCGCATTCTTCTCTACTGCGGAGGCATTTTGGCGTAAAGTAAGGTTTAAAAGGATAAGACTAAGCTTCTTGCCAGTCAGCGTTCCAAGGAACCCTGTCAATGCACGCTCGTCCTCCGTATCCCACTTTGGCTCATCAACCCACTCCTGGTGGCGTATAAAGGCTAGAATTGCTCGTAGTTTTCTCATGTAATGTATCCCCAACTGTCACCTTGGAATAATGCCAAGTACTCACCCTTGAATACCTCTGACAATGCCTTT